CCGGACATCATGCCCTACTACCCGGAAAAACGGGCGGTACGGCGCGGGATAGACCTGGCCTGGGGAAAGCGGCAGATCACCGCCCAGGTGACCACCGGCATCCTCCAGGGGGAGAGCATCAAGCATATCGCGGATCGATTACAGGACAATATCCCAAATATGAACCGAACCAGCGCAATCCGAGCGGCTCGAACCGCCGTCACAGGGGCCCAGAACGCCGGACGGCTGGACAGTTACCAGCAGGCTGAGGCGATGGGCATCCAGCTGGAAAAACAGTGGCTTGCCACGCTGGATGACCGTACCCGCCATGACCATGCGGTAGCTGATGGACAGACCGTGCCAAAAGATGAACCGTTCATCGTGGGCGGGGAGGCGCTGATGTTCCCGGGGGACCCGTCTGGCAGCGGCTGGAATATCTACAACTGCCGCTGTACTATGATCGCTAAGGTCAAGGGGGTGGATATGTCCAACTCTCTTCGGCGGGACCGGTACGGCCTGCTGCCAAACATGACCTATGCCCAGTGGGAGAACACAAAAAGGGGAGAGGGAGCGCTTGCTGCGGAACGATATGCCCGAAAGGAAGCGGAGCGGGAGACAAAGGACCGGAAGCAGTATGAAGAATACAAGAATATTCTTGGGGAAAATGCACCAAAATCATTTACAGAATTCCAGAACTTAAAGTATAATGATAATAAATGGGAGTTGTTTAAGGCGTACGAGAGAGCAATTCAAACTGGAGAACTCACCACTTTGACAGACTTCACGCTGTATCAGGAAACCAGCAAAGAAATTGATGACAAGCTAGTTGGGCTTACGACATCAAACGGAATAACGATAACTGGGAAGTCGAACCATTTTATTGCAAGGGTTATCGGTTCTGTTGAACAGAGACGATCCGGCGTTGATGTAGACAGGGTTCTGGAAGCGCTTACATCAAAGGATGCAAAAATACTTCCCACAAGGGTATCGCCGAACGGAAAAATAAGTCAGCGTTTTATCTATGAGGACATAGAGCTTTCTATCAACCCAGAAACCGGGAGCTTGATACAGGTAAATCCGTATAGCAGGGGGAGGAAATCATGATTAACATCACTGAAGAACAGAAAAAATATTTGCTTGAGCAATCTGTTGACATTCGCAGTGCTCTCGAGAACGATGATTTAGGAGAGCTGCTTTTGGTGATCGATGATGCTATCGTGGATAATATCCTCGACCATAACGACGAGCCGGACGAAATTGGAATAAAGCTACAGAGGATTTACGATCAAATTTACAATCAAAACGCGGAGAATTGACATGGCAGATTCCATGCACATTGAAATCATCGACAACAGCGCCCAGGTGAAGGAAGAGCTGAAATCCGCTGCTGTCCGGGCTTTGGAGATGTGCGGCCTGACGGCGGAGGGGTATGCAAAGCAGATGTGCCCGGTGAACACGGGCAACCTGCGCAACAGCATCACCCACCAAGTAGACGCGGAAGAACCCGCCGCATACATCGGCAGCGCGGTAGAATATGCCCCTTGTGTGGAGCTTGGAACCGGCAAATACTACCCCGGAGGACGGCAGACGCCCTGGGTCTATGAGGACGCTTTCGGGAACTGGCACCTGACCCACGGCCAGCGGGCACAGCCGTATTTGAAACCAGCTGTGGCAGACCATGCACAGCAATATCACAGCATCATCGAGGAGGCGTTGCGGCGTGGATGAGAAGATCATAAAGGCTGCTGAATCTATCCTTGCCAAAGGTGACCGTGTGGAGCTGATCCCCGTCAAGGACGGGGTAAAGATGATACGGATTCGACGGGAGGAGATCACGTTCCCCAGAACCTTGACGCAGAAAGCGTCCCATGATAAAATATTCTCATAAAAACCGAAAGGAGCGGTCGATATGGGACAAACTGACGCGCAATTCAAGGCATTTATCCGCTTCATCCTGCAGGATATCCAGGATGCCATGGCTGAGCAAGACGCCGAAAAGGTGAAGGAACTGCTCAAAAAGATGGAGGATAAGCTGCAAAAGACATTAGAGGACTAAGAAACCGCATACCGTTTGCTGCCGGTAAGCGTTCCGGCAGAACGTCCAAGCGTGGACATTCATTTCAGAGGTGGAGGGAATGTCCACGCTTTTTTTGTAAAAACCCCCAAAGGGTGATTTTTAATCCGAGAGGGGGGGTAATTCCCCACGCTTTTTTGGTAAAACCCGCACAGGCGGTTTTTATACAACGTTCGCCCCCAAGGAACCGGGGCCAAAGAAAAGGAGAACGAACACATGGCACTGACACGAAAGATGCTCAAAGCCCTGGATATCGAGGGCGACAAGGCAGACCAGATTATCGAGGCACATACCGACACGGTGGACGGCTTGAAAGAGCAGCTTGCCACCTATAAGGCAGACGCCGAAAAGCTCCCCGCCGTCCAAAAGGAGCTGGACGAGGCGCGGGAGGCCCTGACCACCGCGAAGGATGACGGCTGGAAGGACAAGCACGACAAGGTCAAGAAGGAATTTGACGACTATAAGGCCGGGATCACTGCCAAAGAGGCCAAAGCGGCGAAGGAAGCTGCCGCCCGGGCGTACTTTGAGAGCAAGAACATCACCGGCAAGGCCCTGGACATCGCCATGCGCGGCAGCGGGGCGGAGATTGAGGCCCTTGAGTTGGGCGAGGATGGAAAGATCAAGGACGCGAAGGCTCTGGACGCTTTGGTTACGCCGGACTGGTCAGCCAGACCAAAACCGAAGGGGCCAAGACCGCCACCCCGCCTGCCGGGGCTGGCAGCAGCTACACCAACAAGAACGACATTATGGCAATCAAAGACCGGCAGGAGCGCCGGGCCGCGATTGCTACCAATATGGCGTTATTCCAGAAAGGAGACTAAGCAGTTATGGCAGCAGAAACCAATCTGATCAAGCGAGAGGACTTGGCGCGGGTACGTGAAATAGAGTTTGTCGAGCTGTTCAGCGAGAACATCAAGAAACTGGTGGAAGCCCTGGGCGTGACCCGGAAGATCCCCAAGCAGGCCGGGGCTGTCCTCAAGACCTATAAGGCCACCGGGACCCTAGAGGACGGCAATGTCCCCGAGGGTGAGACCATCCCCCTGAGCAAGTACAAGACCGATGCGGTCAACTACAAGGAGATCACCCTCAAAAAGTGGCGCAAGGCCACCAGCGCCGAGGCCATCGTGGACCGGGGCTATGATCAGGCGGTCACCATGACCACCGACCGGATGCTCCTGGACGTGCAGAAGGGTATCCGCAAGGACTTTTTCGACTTCCTGGCCACTGGAACCGGAGCGGCCACCGGGGACAGCTTCCAGTCGGCGCTTGCCCAGTGCTGGGGCCAGCTGGAAGTGTTGTTTGAGGACGATACTATCCAGGCGGTGTATTTCCTCAACCCCCTGGACGTGGCAGACTACCTCTCTACGGCCAACATCACCACCCAGACTGCCTTTGGCATGACCTATGTGGAAAACTTCCTTGGCCTGGGGCGAGTATTCTTCAACAGCTCTGTGCCCAAGGGGAAGGTCTACGCTACCGCCCAGGACAACCTTGTGCTCTACTATATCCCTGTCAACGGGGCGGATTTGGGCGAGGCGTTCAACTTCACCAGCGACGCCACCGGGTATATCGGCATCCACGAGGAGCCGGATTATAACAACATGACCGCCTCTGACACGGTGGTCAACGGCATGGAACTCTTCGCCGAACGTCTGGACGGCGTGGTCGTGGGCACCATTGGCGGTGCTTCCGCTGCCTCTGTCCAGTCTGCACCCGTCAAGAGCGCCAGCAGATAAGGAAGGGGGCGGCGTGATGCTTGAGCAAGTCCTAAAAGAAATCCACAACTGGTTTCAGCGGGAGATCATCCCCGGGACCTACACCATCCAGGACGGGCACATCGCGCTGCCCTTCCTCCTCCCCGGGCAGTATTTCCGCATCGTGGGCAGCGTGTTCAACGATGGCCTGCACCAGTACGGCCCGGAGATGGCGGACTTGCAGGATGAGAGCTTCCAGGGGGCTGTCTGGGCCCTGGCGGTGCCCAAGGCGGTGGTATCCCTGGCGGGAGAGATCGCCGCATGGCAGGAGAAGTACAAGGACACCGTGGACAGCCCCTACACCAGCGAGAGCTTCGGCGGCTACAGCTACAGCAAAGCCAGCGGCGCGGGCGACAGCACCGGTTCCGGCGGCTGGCAGTCGGCGTTCCGGGCGCGGCTGAATCCATACAGAAAGCTGAGGGAGATTTGATGAGCCTTTTGGATTCTTTCTACGAAAAGTACACCATCATGAACGAGACCACCGTGGATGACCCGGAGGGCGGCTGGGTGACCGGCTGGACGCCGGGAGCCACCGTGGAAATGTCCCTGGATGATCCCACCCAGACGCAAAAGATGATTGCCCAGGCCCAGAAAATAGAGGTCATTCAGAATGCCCTCTTCCCTGTTGGCACGCCGGTGAAGCTGGGGACCTAT